CATCGCTGCCTCTTATGCCGCCAGCAGGAATGCGAGCACGGCCGCCTCGTCGTCGTCGCAGGCGCCTGTCGCGGTGCCGTTGAATTTCACGATCATGCCGTTGCCCTTGCCGCGGGTACCGCCAGCGCCGGTTGCCGTCGCACGAACGAGCGCGAGTTGTCCTGCGCTGCGGCCCGCGACGCCGACCGATCCGACTGCCTCGCCGCGAAGATTGGGAAGCGCGCCAGCACCGGAACCGACAACACCGACGACGCCGTGGGCCTCGCCCCCGAGCTCCGGCAGGATGCCGAAGCCGTAGCCGACGACCGGGAATGGACGCGACGGCCGCGGGTAGTAGCCGCCGCCACTGACCGGAACCTCGGCGGCAACAACGTCGGCATCGAGAACGTCGGCGGCGGCTGCGGCCTCGGCCACGGTCCCGAACAGAACCTGCGCGCCGATCGCGGCATCAGTTTCGTCGACGGCAGTTGCCGCCTCGACAACCACTGCCGCAACATCCTTAACCGCATCGAGTGCATCGAGCGCAGTCGCCGTCTCGAGGACATCTGCGTCGAGGCAGACGACGCGGCCGTCCGCAGTGACGCAATGGGTGTCGGCAGTCCAGAGTGTACTGTCGGCAGTAATCAAAGGTTACAGCAGTCTGTTGATCGTGGTCTCAACTGATGACTGCAAAGCCACATCGGTAATTGCAGCACCATCCGCCTGTACTTGCCCGTCCATCACCACCGGCGGCGTGACGGTCTGCGCGGCATGGTCAGGATTCTCTGTTGTGGATTGTGCCCAGCGTATCCGGGTTGAATGCGCAGGCGTATTGACCGGCTCGTTGAGGATATAGCTGGCATATTTCAAGCAGGCCACCTTCACCCGATCGATGAAGGCGCCGTCCTTCATCAATTCTGCCGATGCCGTATAATCGAGTGCCATTGCGTGCTCCGCTACTGGTATTCGGTGATGATGACGACGCCGTCCGAGCCGGCGCCGCCAGCAGCCGCGCCGGTGTCATACCCGCCCGCACCGCTGCCGCCGCAGCCATAAACATCGGCACTGCGGCCAGCGGTGGCGCCCGATGAGGTCGGCCAGGTGACGCCGCTCGGGGCGCCGCCGAAATAGCTGCTGCCGCCAAACCCGCTGCTCACCAGAATAAAGGTTGCCGAGGCGATATACGCGCCTGTGCCGCCGGCATTGCCGCCCGCCTTGATATCGCCCACGCCTGACGCCGACGCGCCGCCGGCGCCGCCCAGTGCTGCCGTTGCAACGGTCGAATTTACCCGCAACCCGCCCGATCCGCCCTTGGCGCCGCACAGGCTTGCCGCCAGGTTGGCGCCGACGAAGGTGTCACCGCCCGCAGTGCCATTGGAGTTGCTCGCGCCGGTGCCCTTGGCGCCGACCGTGACGTTGATAGAGGCGCCCACCTGGGCCGCGGTCTTCATGATGCGCGAATAGGCGCCCGATCCGCCGCCCGATCCGCCGTATTGATTTCCGGCTGCAGCACCGACGCCCCCGCCCCCACCGCCCGCGCCGCAGCACTCGATGATGCAGTTCACCATGCCGCTGGTGGGCGTGTAGGTCGTGCTGCCCGCGGTCGAGAACACCCGGATCGCCAGCAGGCCACCGCCGGCGCCGGCGGCCCCCGATGGTCCAGAAGGACCGCTCGGCCCCGATGGACCAGTAGCACCTGCGGCCCCAGCCGCACCGGCCGCGCCAGCAGGACCGCTCGGTCCCGTCGCTCCGGTTGGCCCCGGATCACCTTGCGGCCCGGCCGGCCCTTCGATGCCGAGCGTGGCGGCATCTACACCCTGGATGACATATTCTTCACCTACGCCGCCGGCGACAAACTGGGCGATCTTGCCTTCGATCGGCTCCTCTTCCGTGCCGGAATAGCTGACGTATTCGTACTGCGCTTCGTAAAGCTCGGTGAAATTATGATTGCACTTGTCGAACGCCACCCGCACCGGATCGCCGGTACCATCGTTGATCGCGTCTCCGATGTCGATGATCTGCTGACCGACATCACCGCCGCCATCTGTGCCCGCTTCCACCGGGTTGAACGAAAGCGCAACACCGGCCGCCGCCGACTGGGTATCAAAGCTGGTCGGCAACGTGGCCACAATCGTGAGCGGCGTCGAGGACGAGCCCACATTGAGGTCAGCCGCACTGTGCCAGTCTCCGCTATATAGCGGAGTGCTGCCATCAAGCCGTTCTGTTAGCCCGCTCCAAGTTATGTTTCGTGTGGCATTGGAATAGGCGAGAACATAAGCGGCGGCGGCACCATCGGCGATGGTGTTAGCATTCAGGTCAAGGCTTCCGATGTTGCCGGCACCTGCAGCAGTGTCGCCGGTCGAGGCAAGCAGCGATCCAGCATCGTTGAGCGTCCAGACCGCGCCGCGGCAGTCGAACACGGCACCCGTGCTGATGGTGCACGTAACATTGATGCTGGTATTGGCCGTTCCAGCCGCCCGAAAGAACGCTACGACCGGGCCATTCCCTCCAGCATCGACACCTCTGGCGTAGGAACCAACCAGCGTCGCGCTTTGGCCGTCAATCGCTACGCTGGTAAAGGTAACCGTGGCCGGGGTCGCATTGGCGATGGCGGACAGCGCCACCAGCCGCTCCTGACCCGCCGCCGATGCCACCGTGAACGACAGCGTGCGGCTGGTAGAGCTGCCGCTTGTGATCGCCGCTGCCTGAAACGCAATTGCGGCAGGCATCGCTATGGCATCACCAGCCGGAACGATTGCAGCCGCACTGGGCCGCCGCGATAAATCCTGGTGGTGTTGAGCGTGACGACAGCATCGCTGTCCGCATCGCCAACATCGCAGGAAAAGATTTCACTGCCATCCGCCGCAATAATACGTGCAGATGTAGCAGTCCCACTCGCGCGCGCGGCGTCTTCTTCGCTGATCTCATTGAACTCGAGTTCGCCATCCATGGCCGGCTCTGCCACCGGCGTGGATAGCCGCAGCACCGCCAGCACGCGATCGTCCGAGCGCAGCTCGATGCTGCCGCCATCCATCAAGGATGACAGCGCGTCGAGCATGGCGTTGCTCGCGGGTTCAGAGAGGGTGATCATCATAGACCGGAACGAAGTTGCCGTCCGCGTCGCGCTCGATGCGGGTGACCTTCGACGGCCGCGGCGCTTCGCGCTGGATGGTCGGCGACTCATGCAGCAGCCGCACTGCACTAGCGATCTGCTCGGCAAGCTCGGGCGGCACCGCAGTGGCCTCGGCCACGCATTCGCGCACGAACGGGACCATGCCCTTGGCCAGCTCGGTGATGTCGTTGTCATCCATCATGCGGCCTCGCGATGTACGGCCTGCAATGCCCGCGCGAATTGCGCTGCGATGTCCTTGGCGGGAACGGGCGCCTTGTCCTCTGTGGCCATGTCCTCGGCTGCCGCCGGCTGTTGCTGCGGCGCGGGCGGCGTTGCCGGCTTGAACGGATCGTCCTGGGCGTCGCGCTTGGCCAAAGCTTCAAGGCTATAGTTTTGTTGCTGCAGATAGGGATTGGCGCCACCGGGGACCGGCTTTAGATCGAACTTGGCGCGGCCCTCGTTCGGCGACATGACGCCGGCACCGACCGCCTGCTGAATGGTTGTAACGAGCGTGATGCTGTCCATGCGCAGCAGGTTCTCGGTATCGAACTCGGTGCCCATGCTAACGCCCCAGCCGATGCCGAGCGCGGCGTCCATCAGTTCCTCTATTTCTTCGATCTGACTCTGCAGCGCCTGGCTGTAGTATTCGACATTGAGGCTCTGAACGTTATCGTATGAAGGCAGCGCACCGACGCCCACCTTGTACGGCGGGACATGATAGACGCTGCAGACCACCTCGGCCGACCATTTCAGGTTCTCGATCATCTGCACTTCAAGGTTCGTCATTGTCATTTTTTCGTACTTCACGCCGCCGGTCATCACCGCGACGCGGCCGAGGTTCGATTTCGAAAACCGCAGTTCCCATTGCTCTTTGAACCGCTGTTCCTCTTCCTGATTGACCTCGCCGGGCAACGTAAGAATTCCGCCGGGGACCGAAGCATTCTCGAACAGCAGTGCGGATGCTTTCTGTCCATTGATGGCAACCATTGACGCAAGCCCGCTGGCAAAGACCGGCGGCGTCCCGACCAACGGATGAAACAGGCAGTTGAACCGATCGTGAATGATCTCGCGCGCGGGCACGACGATATCATCGATGCCGGCGAGGTTATCGCTGGAGAGGCGATAGAACACGGCGCCGTCGTCGGACACCAGCGGCTGCACCCGCGTTGGATCGAGCACATGCAATGCGGTAACGACGTTGCGGTCGTCGCGCACTTTCAGAACATAGGTATTGCCGCGCGATAGTTTGGACAGAACCCAGCATTCCCAGAACTGATTCCGGGTTTGGTATTCGTTGGGCCGCCGCAGCACCGGGCTGAACGCCGGGCTGGTCGTTTCCGACCAGATGTCGTTCTTATCCTTCTCGACCAGCTTCACACGCAGCTTGGCGATGTCTCTTGCTATCAAAGTTTTGCATGCAAAATCGGCATGGAATGACGACGCAGTGTCGACATTGATCTCCATGTTGCGCTGCCAGGCGCCGGTGAACGGCTCGCGGATCAGCGGATACCAGCCGCCGCGATCCATCGGCAGCGAGTTGAGCGCCTTTTGCTTCTCGCCGGTGAACGGAATCGGCAGGCCGAAAATGCGCATCAGCGTTTTGCCTGCGCTATCTCATGCTGCAGCCGGGCTACGCCCCAGCGCCCGTCGATATCGATGCCGAGTTGCGTGGCTTGCAGTCGTAGGCTGTCGAGGGTCGCCTCTGTCGTTGCGGAACCGGCAATACTATCCTCGGATTCATGCACGAGTTGTTGATCAACCGTTGCGGCGCGCACCGGCTTGTCCGGCACAAACCTCGCTTTCTTGACCGCGACCAGCGCGATCGCATGCCTGGCCGGCACCTCGTATTCCTCGCCGGCGGTGAGATGCCGAGTGCCATACTTATGCGGCTTGGTCGTAATGAGCTTGCGCAATTTCATCGGAGTGCTCCGAGGTGTGGGAGCGAGCGGAGGAGGCCACCCGCTCCCTTGGGCCAGCCCTAGGCGGTGTGGACCGGGCCGCCCCAGTCGGCGCTGGTCAGATAGGCGACGGACTGCGATCGGCCGCGCATCCAGTTGATCATGCGCTCGGCTTTTACGCCGACGCTATTGGTTTGCCAGAGACTGACAAGCGAAGCACCTGTCGGTGTACTCGAATCGTGTGCTGGAGCATCCGACATTTCGAGCGAGGCTTCCATGCTGGTATCGACGGAAACATCGCCATCATCCGCGAGGAAAATGTCCGAGGCATTGACCAGCACAACAAGGCCGGCAGGAACATAATCGCTCACGATCACCGGGATGCCGTAAACCGTTCCGCCGGTTGAACCCATGCTGGGGAATTCCGGCTGACCGAGCGGATTGACCATCATGGCCAAAGCCTGAGCGCAGCTTGATGTCATGATGAATACGGCAGTCGAGGGCGGATTATTCGCCGCGTTGAATTTGGCAAGCAGCGAGCGAACATCCAACCGGATGTCATCGGCATCATCACCCGTAGATACAATCGTTGCGGCACCGTTGGTGATAGAAGCCGGCGAGACATTGGTCACCGCGGTCTTCGACGGCGTGATGAAGTCGGTATCGAGCCTTGCCCGCAATGCTTCTGCCAGTTGATTGCGCACGATCGCATCCGACTTCGGATCGCTGAACCGGATGCTTTCCATGCTCAGAACGCAGATGTTGGCGACCTTCAGCGGCAACAGTGTCGTTCGCGTGAAGGCAAACGACGTGAGCGGCTTGGCTTTCGCTTCACCGACCCAGTAGCCGGCGCCGGCACCCGTTTGGGTAACGATTGGCACGCGGAACGGCACCGAGGTGAAACTTGGAATCCCACCAGTGCCAAAGCGTCCCAGGATCGTCCGCGGTCGCAAGTATTCGAGGAAAGCCGCGACCGCAGCGCCTCCGGTTTCCGCACCGATAAGGTTGGCCGCCCAGTTGCCCGTGATGGTCGTGCCGGCGGGAACGGCGGCTTTGTAGAATGCGGCGACTTCGCTATCGCTGCCATACATGGCGGCGGCAACATCTGACGCGCGCTCGCTTGTTACTCGCTGGAG